TGATACCTTACCGGTGTGATACAGATAAGCGCATGCACAGATACTTTGTTGATGTATATTACAAGGATAGGAATGGTGCACAGTACCTTGTAGAGATCAAGCCTAGAAAAGAAACCATGCCTCCTAAAGTTACACGTAGATCACGAAGATCTATCACAGAAGCTTTGACATATATTAAAAATCAATCTAAATGGAAGGCTGCAGAAGAATTTTGCAGTAATCGTGGATGGCATTTTGTTATATGGCATGAAGATGTTCTTAAATCAATGGGCATAAAGATCCTGAAATAAGGTATAAATAGTAGTATGGAAAATTCGTTATTTCACAAATTAGAGATAGAAGCATACCGTAAAGGTTTGCGGGCTAGATCTGTCGAAGCTCGTCGCTGGTTCCGTAAAAAGACTACGGAATTAAGTGGCACTAATCGACAGTCTCTATTAAAAGATTCTGCACTTTCGAGGCAAGGCGCACCGTCGCCTGGTGATATGTACATGTATTTTTATGATCCAAAACATCGTAAAACACTGCCATATTACGACATGTTCCCTCTTACGATTATGGTTGAACCAACTAGAGATGGTTTCTATGGTCTAAATTTGCATTACTTGTCACCTATGTTACGTGCAAAGTTCCTTGACAAACTCATGGATACTGCGAACAATAAAAGATTTGACGATGATACTAAACTTGGACTTAACTATCAAATGTTAAAATCAGTTTCAAAATACAGAGAATTCCAACCATGCTTTAAACGATATCTTACTAAACACATTCAAGGTAAAGTAACAAAAGTAGCAGCACCTGAATGGGATATCGCTATATTCCTTCCGATAGAACAATTCAAAGGCAAGAACAAGACCCACGTTTGGGGCGCATCGAAGAGGATGATATAAATGGCATTACCAGCAGGTATAGACACATTAAAAGCCACGATCGGCCGAAGAGGTGGATTAGCAAAGGGCAATAGATTTGCTTTGTACATTACCCATCCGGCTAAGAAGCCCTCGCTGATTAATACTGATGTTGAAGGTATTCTTGGCAATGCAGCTAGAACTGTAATTAGTGGCGGAAGTTTATCGCTAAGAAGTTTTATTGAAGATCCACGAGATATGTATTTACTGTGCGAGTCAGTAACTCTTCCAGGTCGACAGATTGCAACTCAAGAACATTATACTGATATGAAAGCGGTAAAGAAGCCCTACGCGTACATGAATGAAGATGTCAATATGGTATTCCACTTGACAAACGATATGTACATATGGAACTTTTTCAATACTTGGCAACAGTTTATTATAGATCCGAACGATCGTAAAGTAGGTTTCCTTGAAGATATAGGTTCAGAAGTCTTAATTCAGATTATGGGGAACACCGATTATATTCCAGTTAAAACAATTAAATTAAAAAATGCATTCCCTACAAGTCTGGGATCTATCGAACTTTCCAACACAGCAGAAAACCAAACACTTCGAGTAACTGTCTCTTTGGCATTTGAAGATTGGGAAGAAGTTGGAACATTAGACGGCTTTAATAATCTTGCAGGCCGTGCAACAGACCTTATAAGTAACTCTGTAAACCTTGTAAGAAACATTGGTAAATTATTCTAGGAGTGATTTGATATGGCTTTACCAAAGCTAAGTACACCTAAGTACATGACAAAGGTCCCGTCTACTGGGAAAGAAGTAGAATTTAGGCCTTACCAGGTCAAAGAAGAAAAAATGCTAATGATGGCAGCAGAGTCTCAAGACGAACGCCAAATCATTGGTTCAATGAAAGATCTTATTACCGCTTGCACCTTTGGTGTTCTCGATATCAATAAGCTTACTATGTTCGACCTTGAATATGTATTTGTAAAACTTAGATCAAAGTCTGTAGGTGAAACTACTACAGTCGGTATGACATGCACTGCATGCGAAGCAAAAACTGACACTAAGGTATCGCTTGAAGACGTTGAAGTCAATGTCGATAAAAATCTTAATTCAAGAATTGAACTTACTGATGGCGTTGGCGTTACTATGAAATATCCTGGCATTAACGACATGATGGATATGGGAGGCCAACAAACTGACGTAGATAAAATGATGAGTATGATTAGAGCTTCTATTGATACGATCTATACTAGCGAAGAAGTATTTAACGTTAAAGAGCAGACTACAGAAGAAGTTGATGATTTTATCGACTCACTTACATCTAAACAATTTCATGAAATACGTGAATATTTAGAAAAGATGCCGACTGCTCAACTGGATATAGAATACGATTGTGAGTCTTGTGGGGTTAAAAATAATCAGGTGATTAAAGGCACCGCAAATTTTTTCTAATCGCCCTCTCCCATGATTCACTGGTTAATCATTATCAAGTGAATTTTAATATGATGCAACATCACAAGTATAGTTTATCTGAACTTGATTCGATGTTACCTTGGGAAAGAGAAGTCTATGTTACTATGTTGATGGAATACTTGAAGGAAGAGCGCGACAGGCAGAAGCAACAAAACAGATAGCACGGTGACGGCGCTAAAAAGGAAATGAAAAATGAGTCTAGCTGAAGTTACGGAGACAATGGAAGAGAATAATCGATCCACGTTTGAGATCGAAAGGCACACTCGTAACGGCCGTGCTCATCTATTGGATATTAAGAAAAACATATCGGCATCGGTTGGAATTCAGACGTCACTAGCAATGGATATTAGCTCACTTGTCGGTATTTTAACCGGTAATGCTCTTGCGCAGCTTGAGAAAGATCGTGAGATGATGCGCCTACTAGAAGGTCTCGGTGGTGGCGGTGATAGTGGAGCAGGAGAACCTGCCGACTTCACAATACCAAATCAAACCGTAGCTGGTTTAGGTTTAGCTCTTGGTGCTGCAGCTCTTGCAATTGGCGGTGGACTTGGTTTAATCCAAGGACAAATTAAAGCTATTAAAGCTTATACCAAAGCACTTATACCTGGATCATTTACTACGATGATTGACGATATGAAAGCATCGTGGACTACACGTATTGCTGCTATTAAGACTGGTATTTCCACACGTATTACTGCCTTAGGAACAAGTATATCAACTCTACTAGATGATTTTAAACTTAAGTTCGCTATAAACCCAGAGAGTGTTTTAGGAAAATCAATAGCCAGAATCTCTGGAGTATTTACCACAATAGGTACTCGCATTAAATCAATTATTACTCCAATAACAGCTGCTAGTAACATTGTAAAAGATAGTATTATGGGCCCTTTAAACAAAGTAAGATTCTGGTTTCAAAGCATTGGCGCAAAGGTTGCAAGGTTCGGTAAGATTGTGCTGAAAATTGCTGGCATAGTAGGTAAAGTATTCGCTCCGATCGCCATTATAACGACGGCATGGGAAACAATAACAGGATTTATTGAGGGCTATAAAGAAGATGGTATTCTAGGAGGCTTAAAAGGCGCAATTAGTGGATTCTTTACATCACTTGTCACAATTCCACTTGACATGGTCAAGAACGCTGCAGCATGGTTGTTGGAAAAAGCAGGTCTTATAAGTCCTGAAACAGCAGCTGATGTAAAGGAGTTTTCTTTTACAGATCTATTTAACGATATGCTTGGTTCAGTGTTTGGTGTATTTAGAGGTGCTATTGACTGGGTTAAAACCTTGTTTACAGATCCAGTTAAAGCTATCAAAAAGTTGTGGAATGGAGTATATGGCGAAGAAGGTATATTTAATACTATTATATGGAAACCAATATCTAAAGTTATTAATTGGGTTATGGAAAAATTTGGCTGGAAAGACGACGATCCTAATGCACCAGACTTTGATCTCTTTACATTTATCACCGGTATTTGGAAAACTGTAGTAGATAAAGTAAAACAAGGGTTTATCGATTTTGGCAACTGGGTATCGAGTATTCCAGCACGCATAAAATTAATGGCACTTGAAACTATTCAAAGCACCCCGGGGGTTGGTGGATATCTTGTTGGAGACGACGATATTGCAGCTGCAAAAGCAGCTGTCGATAACTATGCTGCTTCACCAGGTATAGCAGCAACGGGTGATGTATTAGGTGCAGCTCAAACTGCGGTGCTCGATGCTACAGCAGCTAATTCTGGTGCAGGTAACGGAGATCCTAATCCTACAGGAAGTACTGTATTAAATGATAATAAGTCGCTAACTATCGTAGATAAGACACCACCGCCGCACAGTCCCACGACTGGAAGTGTTCGGGATAAGACAGCCATGGAATGGCAGGGCTATGGTCCACCTAACCTACAACACTACTACTAGACGCTAAAAGCAACACATTGACGTCATAATTATATTATTCTAGATACAAAAGGAGAGTATAAAAATGATAGATCCGGTTACCGCTTTGGCCACAGCTTCTGCTGCTTTTAATTTAA